CTTAATAGTCGTTAGGATGTCCTGCGTCTTTTGGTTGCTATGGTTGGCGTGATGCCTCGGTAGCATCCACCAGTCATCTAAGTCAAGTATCAGTTTGATATTGTTCTGATCCAGCATATACCGGAACGCCTTGTGATTCGTGGTACTCAGCCCTCGGTTGACAACGAGGTGCGTGATTGCCCCCTTGTACTTATCGAGCTCTTGTATGGTTCCAAACTTTACGAGGTAGCCTCGCATCAGCAAGTCCTCGTATGGTATCTGGAGGCGGTGGTAGTAAACTCCACCCGGTTGACCGGCTACGTATATCATCGTACAGAATATCTGCCAAAGTTAGGGTTATTTTTCTTGCTAAATATAGCATACCTCGCAGCATCGATGGCGTGGTTAAAAGCATCGATTGGTTTATTAAGGAGGTTGCCGTTCTTATCCTCAGTCCATTTGTAGTTACGCATCTCCTTCTCCAGATTGATGCTCCGGGGAGTGATGAATAGCTTATATCGTTTCATTATATCGATTCCTGCGTTCACCGAGTCCGCACCCTTAGTCGTGGGTTTCACATTGTAGCCCCTGCGATATAGTTCCTCGATTGACTTAGGCTCTGCCGAGTCAGCATATACCTCGGTTCTCCTATCGATACCGATCGAGGTTAGGATGTTTGCGATATCGTTATTAGTCATCCCCGTGCGGTAAAGCAGTTCATCAAAGTAAAAGCTGCCATTAGCCTCATATACCGCAACGAGAGCCGTGGGGTCATTTGTAAACCCGAAGTCCATCCCATACGATAGAAGCTTTGCATCTGTTGGGATCTCCGACTGCCCGTACTGGAATATCGTGGCTCTACTCATACCCCTTTCCCCCAGACCATAGATACGCCAGTAGTCATTGTCCGTATCCTTGAGCCTTAGGATTTCATCCTTGATGCTCTGATCTAAAAACATATTGTCCAGATACGTGGTCTGAAAAAAGTCGCAGTCGTCTCTCGGTACGACCTTATCGTATATCCAATGGAACGCATCCGAAGGATTATAGTCAAGTATCGCCCGATCCTCGGTTCTCATTATGAGCTGCTGCCAGTCCTCATACGTCAGCTCATTGGCTTCGTTAATGTAAAGGAGGTTGCGCTTGCGCCCTCGTATCTTCTGGGGTTGGTCGAGGCTTATAAACTCCACCAGATTGCCATTTAGGTAGTACTCGCTATTCGATCTGTTATGGTAGTTCTCATTGTACAGATCGTGGTTCCGGAGGATCTCAAAGAAGTCCCTCATAACAGATGCCCGGAGGGCAGGGAATGTCTTACGGCAGATCGTGATAGTCTTGCCATCGTTCTTATCCGTGTAATGGAATATGATCCATAGCAGGATGTTGTATGTCTTTCCGCTACGGGTACCCCCTTGCTCGACTACTATTTTCTTAGTGCTTCGCTTTAGGTGGCCATATACCTTGTTGGTACTAATCTTCGCCAAGCACCTCTATCTGAAATAGCTTCGGGGTCTGGATATCTACCTCTTGCCTCTCTATATATCCCCTCTTCTTGCCTTTGGTCTTGAGAAAAAAGATAGTAGCGGTGGAGTTGCCTTCCTTTATCTGCTTGTGCAGTTGGCTCTCTGCGAAGTCAATGGCTACGTCTGATAGTTCATCGACTGCTGCTTTGTATTCCTTGTCCTCCTGCATCCATAGGTAGTGAGTCGTACGACCTATTCCCACCGTCTTGCAAGCTGATGTTACTACGCCTAAAGATTTCTCCAAAGCATCAAGCATCGCTTTTTTATGTTGTTCGGTTTTGTCCATTTGTTTCTTTGTTGTATCTTTAACTTGCGAGGGAAGTGTAATGGTTGCACACTTAGTATTCCAATTAAGAGGTGGCGTTCGATTCGACCCCCTCGCTCAAAGTAGCCCCGCTTGTCGGGGTTTCTTTTTTAGGGTATGGCTTAGATAGATTCTTACACATATCGACTAACGCCTTATCAATCGGGTAAATATATTTATACTTTCCGCTTTTCTTTCGGTAGGTTAATTTTTTCCTTTGTTCTTTAGGCAGTGTGTTTGGGCCCCGGTCGTGTACCCACTTCCCTTTATACCATACCTCGAAGCCGCTTGATTCGGATTCATCTACTAAATACCAATTGGTTGCTTGATAAATAATCCCCTTGTGATTCTGGCCTTTATCGGCATACGATATTAAAAGCCTTACTGTCGGGCAAAGTTTCTTTATTAAGCGCATTGCTATTGACATCGCTTTGCTCGTACTCTCTTGCTTAGAATTTAAAGCCATACGAGTAAGCTCGAGGTATTGCCCGTGATTTAGTTTATATGGTTTACCCATATTAGCTGAAGCCCCGTATCCGAAGGTGATAACTCCGCACCATTCATCTTTATCGTTAAAAACAGAAAATGCAATCCCGACTACGGGACAAACTTTTGCATAATGAAAGTTTAGACAAGCGTACTTGACTGCCTTACTTGATGCAATTTCTAATCTCATATTCCCCCAGCGCTTACTGAAAAGTATGAGCCTTGATATTTTCTATCTAAAAGCTCTTGTATGTCGATCTCTGCTTTTTGTAGCTGCTCGGGACTATCGAAGGTTATTTTCATCGTAGCAGGATTCCCCTTTTCATCGCCTATCAATTCATCGTATGAGGGCTCATCCATTAAAATAGGCAGGTCTAATCCCCAGTCGATAAGAGCATCGGGCTCCCATTCGTTAGCGAGCAAATCCCAATCCCATTCTCCGAAGCCTACGTTGTCCTTAATTATGAACTCGCCCTTCTGCGCATCGGTCAGTTGGTCCGCTATAATGATAGGTATATCCTTCAGCCCTGCTGATATGCAAGCCTTAAGGCGCATATTCCCTCCAAGCACTACCATATTGCCATCAACCACGATTGGTCGCAGCTCAAGCATCTCTGGGAACTCCTGTATTGACTTTACAAGCTTCTTGAACTTATCGTCTTTTATGATTCTCGGGTTACTGGGGTTTGGTAGTATTGTACCGATTGCTGCTCTTTGCATAACTAAATAACTCTTTTTGATAGGTGATGGTTGTGAACCTCGTAAAGGTAGTCCTTCTTTAGATTGGTTCCGAAGTCCGCCTCGTGATGGCAAGTCCTGCATAATGCCATAAGGTTTTCGATATTATCCCGGATCTTGCTCCCTCCCATCCCTCGGGGTTCTATATGGTGGATGTCTATCGCTTGGGAACCGCAGACCTCGCAGGGGATAAAGTCAGTCGTGGCATATCCCATCGCTTTGAGATAGACCTTCGTATGTTTTTTCAAGCCAAAGCATTGTAGTAGCAAAGGGGCTGATCTACGCAGATAAGCGAGCCCAGTCTTGCAGCTTCCCCTGCAAAGATGCCATCGGCCTCGTAGCTCGTTTCAAAGCGGAGGTTGGGTAGATCATAGGGCTTAAACATATAGCAGGCCGTATCTATGTTCCCGACTCGGGGTTGGTCGGTAGGCCGTAGCCTCCCCACCTGTCCCCACGTTACGATTGAGCAATCGAGGGAATTTAGATTGTTCCATTCCTCTATGAATTTTGGATGTAGGATGTTGTCATCGTCCAGATAATACACCCAATCCTCTTTCGTAAAGGACTCCTTATATAATTCAAGGAACTCATTTCGTAAGGGGTGTCCCCAAGATCCAGAACGGGTAGAGTAGTGGGTTATGGATGCGCCTGTTGCTCCTTTGAAGTTGGTAGCAGCGTCCATCATTACAACCCACGTGGCATATTCTGGGATGCATTGTCTTATCCTCACAAGGTTTTGAGGCCTTGAGCAGGGAGTTACGATATAGAGCACTTGCGCTCCAGATACTTTACCCACATCCGAGCAGCTACTGCCCTGCGTTGGGGTTTGAACGGGTAGGTGCTACGGAGCTGCGCCATAGCAATCCTCATAAATTGCTCTTGCATTATTCTTTGGTGTTTGAGGTGTTGCAAAAAATGCAACGATTGGTTTGATGTTAAAGTTTAGTATTCCAATAGTATTCGCACTTGCCGTTCTTGATTGGTATTCCAAAGAAAAACGACTGATACATCTCCCTAGGGGCGGTGTACCGATAGCACGTTTCTTTTAGAGGGCAACCTTCGCCTGTGCATTTAGTGATGTCGGTCATAACGTGCCTACTATTGTATAAGAGTCCAAGTCCTCCCCTAAGATAAAGAATTGCTTGTATAATTCAATAGCCTCTAAAGTCTTACGCTCACCCTCTGCAACGAACTCTGGACTCACAGAGTAAATCCCTATATCCAGACTCGCCTTGTCAATAGCGATAAAGTAAAACTTGTCAATCGGAACTCCAAAGAGTCGGGTGTAGATAAAGGCCTGTACATCGTATCCGTATTTCTTTGCGGAATAGGGGAATGCTCGGAGGTCGGTTGTTGTTTTTAAGTCAGCCAAGAATCCGTCTGCATAGATGTCAGCCTTCGCCCGGAACGGAAGGCCTCCAATCGTACCGATCTTCGGCACCTCAAACTCGCAGCCCGTGATAAGACCAAGCACGTTCTCGTTACGCAGGAGCGCATCAGAGATGCGTTGCGCCTCGTTGTATTCTTTACGAGTGCAGAGGTTACGCTTGCCCTTTGCATCCTGCCAAGCCTTGGCGTTCTTGCTCTGGACTTCGATCACCTCATAGTCCGCTACCTTGTGAGGCTCTAAAGTCATAAGGTGAACGAGTCTGCCTACTGCAAACGCATCGGAGTCCTCGCTGCCGTACTTCGTAACGTAGTGGTACGTCTTTGGTGATGTCAGCAGCAGCTTACAAGCAGAAGATGACAGGGCGTTCTTGCCGAGTACCCCGTAGTAAAAGTCATCATCTTGCATCTTCTCAAGGATTGTGTCCATATCCCAAGTAGAGCCGTCAAGTAATTCTATGATTTTCATAAGATTGGTTTTGTTAAAGGTAGTAATAATTTTTTATTAAAATAACGTGAATTGATTCTTGGCTTCTAAAATTCTTTGGCGAGCCAATTCAACATAGTTTTCTGACACATCTATACCGATAAAATATCTATTTGTTTTCACACACATAAGTCCCGTTGTTCCCGAACCCATAAACGGATCCAAGACAACATCAGATTCATTTGACCAAGAAACAATCATATCGTGCGCCAATCGGGTGGGCATCATGGCGGGATGACCAACTAATCCTGATTTCTTCTCGGTTGAAATATTCCATATATTAAATCTCATACCAAATTCCCTAACGTCACGTTTTTTATTATTTGATTTTTCGTACATAGTACCGTCAGTCTTACGAGAGGTTCCGTGAACCTTTGTTCCCGCCCATTTATTTTTTCGGTCGCAAAGCGGATTAAATGTTTTTGGCTTGCCTTTGGAAAACACAAACACATACTCAAAGGTGTCATAGTACCTTGATGTATCGGGGTATGCAAAAGTGTCCTTTGACCAAATCATAGTGTCGTGAAGATTAAACCCGCACTCAATAGCATATAAGGCTTGTCGAAACGAGGTTCCCGTTTCTGATCCATTCACGTTTGAATCCTTAACATTCCACACTACAACTCCGCCATCTTTAATCACTCGATAAAGTTGTTTAAGTACACTCATCCAAATATCAGAGTTCCAAGATGAGCCAATGCCCGTGTCATACGTTCTCAAATTGTCGTAAGGAGGCGAAGTAACAACCAAATCAATGCAGTTGTCATTCATCCCTGCCATGACCTCCACACAATCATCTTTGATTATTTGTATCATTTTTGAAATGTTGCTTCGTACCATTGGTCAAAGGGAACACGAAGCAGGGCATCGTGGTAAGCCATACGCAAGGTAACCTTTTCAATGGTCTCGATGTCTTTGAGGATTGATTCGGATATGTCTGCCGACTTCAGTTGTCGGAGTAGTTGGGAGATAGTTTCGTATTTCATTTTTCAGCAAATTTTTTAATCATATATTCTTCGTACCGACTGCAATAGTATTTCATCGCATCGTAATAGTCTTCGTGCATAGGGAAGTCAATCATAAATTCCTCTACGCCATCTGCACCGGGGCGAAAGCCATCAAAGTGCATTAGTACTGCAAGGTGATCTGCATTATACCCGTATGAGAATATGTCTCCGGGCTCAATGTATACTATTTCTTTGCTCATTCCTCAGAAGCTACGCTGGTTGCCCAGTTCATCCACTTAATGTAGATCTCTTCATCCATATCCGGTACATTCCCTTGTATGGATGTAACAGGATAAGCGGTAGTATTGGTGTACCCGTCCTCGTTATAGGATTCCTCGATATACGTAATGTCTAACTCGTAATTGTAGAAGTCAGCTACGTGGATATACCCGAGCCATTTAGCCAGGATTTCATCGGAGTTCTTTTGATCTGGATCGTAATCCTCCAGAGCATCCCAGTAGGATTGTGGGAGTAGATCGGCTTGCTCGAGCCAGAACTTTAGATCGTTGTAGGTAAAGATCATTTTATAGGTTAATTAGAAATTCAACAAAGGCGAGGCTGCCGATAAGGCAAAAGATAATCGCAGCAGAGGCAATTGTCTTGGCGATAAGAACTTTTAGATTATGCATTTTCGTTAATTGTTTCGTTAAGTAATTCCTCCATATCTAAATTCTCGTTTGCGTATTCATAAAGGGATATGTAAGCAAGTTGAGCGAGGCTCGTTATCGGACCAAGTTCCATCTTGTCCCATTCGTTGCAGGGAGCAAGCTCTTTGCAAATATCCCAACAAACGTTGTAGTAAATAACATCGTTGTCAATGTC